TTAGTAACTTAGTTCTTACACAACCTATCATAGATTTTACATAGTTGCTACACTGTAAGTAGTATAGATATTTGTGTATTATGGCTATAGTTATAACAATGTCAGACAAGCAATACCTTGCTAAAATTCTTTTTACCAGAGAAAAACTTGAACAAAAAATTATTGCTAAAAGGGTGGGCGTAAGCGAAAAAACAATTAGCAAATGGGTAACAGATTTTAATTGGAAAAAGATCCGCAACCGCCTGCTAGTTAGTAAAGAAGAGATTTTAAACGATTTATACGAGCAGCTGGAAAACCTGCATAACTCCATCAAAGCAAAAGATGTTGGCAAACAATTCGCCGATACCAAAGAAGCCGATATACAAATCAAATACACCGCCTCCATACGCAATTTAGAAACTGATTTAGCAATCGCCGATCTGGTAGAATCTGGCATTCGTTTTATTCGCTACATGCAAATGGCTGGCACGTTTGAGCAGGTGTTAGAAGTTGCAGAATTTTGGAACTCTTTTTTATTATCAAACTTTAAAAAGTAATGGCAGGCGTAAAAATGGTAATGGCTAACAAGTCCAATAAACAAGCCATGCAGGAGTGGGCAGACCTTGTAGAATCCCTGCGCAGCAGCACCCCTGTAGATATTAACGAACTACCAAAAGATAAGGCCCTCCGCATTAAAATGTTAGAGAAGCCCGGCAACGAAGAAAATTGGATTGCTTACTACTTTCCAAAATACTGTTTTTGCGAACCAGCACCATTTCAAATAAAAAGTTTGTTACGCATTCTTAAAAATCCGCAAGGCATATACCAACGCCGTGCATGGGCAAGGGGTTTAAGCAAAACAACCCGCCGAATGTTCGAGATATTTTATTTAAAGTTTGTCAAAAAGCTGCGTATTAACATGCTGCTTATTTCTAAAAATTACGAAAACGCAGAGCGGTTACTGGATAGCTACATGGTTAATTTTGAAGCAAACCAAAGGCTTATTAATGATTATGGCATACAGGAAAAAGCTGGTAAATGGACGCACGGCGAATTTAGCACCCGCGATAAATGTACCTTCCGTGCAGTAGGTTCCGGGCAAAATCCAAGGGGCGCAAAAAACGAAGAAATGCGTGTAAACGTACAGGTCTTCGATGATATTGACGATGATGAAGTTTGCCGAAATACAGATAGGTTAGATGCCGTTTGGCTGTGGATAGAACAGGCCGTAATACCAACCGTAGATATTAGCCAGCCCTATTATATTTTTTTCGATAACAACATTATTGCAGAAGATAGTTGCGCTGTAAGGGCCGCCAAATATGCAAACGATATTGAAACTATTAATATCACCGATGAGGGGGGCGAAAGTTCGTGGCCGCAAAAAAACACCCTGGCACATATTCAATCCATGCTCGATAAAATCAGTTATGAGAGCGGACAAAAAGAATATTTCAACAACCCCATGACCAATGGTAAAATCTTTACCGAAATGATATTCGGCCAATGTCCGCCATTAAAGGAGTTGCAATTTGTAATAATATATGGCGACCCTTCGCCCTCTAATAAAGATAAACCTGCCCAACGGGCTAAGGTGCAAAATAGTTGTAAAGCTGTTGTGGTAATAGGCTACGCTAATTTAAAATACTACATCTATAAAGCATTTGTGGATATAACCACAAACAGCAATTTTATAGACTGGCTTTATGCCACACGCGATTATGTAGGCAACGCCACACAGCCTTACTTTTTCGTTGAAAATAACGGCTTGCAAAACCCTTTTTATGAGCAGGTATTATTACCCTTAATTCACGAAAAGGGCTACTTAAATAACGGGGTGCTGGGCATTACGCCCGATGATAGGGTTAAGCCCGAAAAGTACTTTAGAATTGAGGGTACACTAGAGCCATTAAACCGCTTAGGGCTACTCATTTTTAACGAAAACGAAAAAGCTAATTCCCACATGGAGCGGCTGGTATCGCAGTTTAAAAGCGTCAGCGCGAACAGCAAAACAATGGATGGCCCCGATGCGGTGGAAGGTGCCGTGTACAAAATAAAAAACATGGTAATGGTACAAGCGGCTGGCGGCATAAAATCCGTACAACGAAAAGTTAACCCTAAAAGATTTTAAAAATGTATTTACAAAAATCAGATTTATTTATTTTGTTGTACCCAGAGATTATCGACACCATAACCCGTGCAGATGATACATTAGTACAAACAGCTTTAGACATTGCAACCGCTGAGGCAAAAACCTACTTAACCCGTTTTAACCTCATAGCACTATTTGGCGGCTACAGCCAGCCTGATGCTGTTACGGGTACTATTACACCACTCGACCCATCAGTAATAGATCAAAATTTAAAAAGTAAAGTGCTTGATCTTGCCGCATGGCAGTTAATAAAATTATGCAATCCAAACATTGATATAAGGCTCTTTAGAACCTCTTATGAAGATGCAATCGCATGGTTTAAAAATGTACAAAAAAGTGCCTTATCTCCCGATGGCTGGGTGTACGAATCTGCCGACCCTGCAACAACATTTCCCAATGGCCTAAGTATTTGGGGCATTACAAATTTAAAACGTCAAAACCAGTGGTAATATGACAACAGAAATAACAACAGGTGCATACAAAGAGCCTATCGACAACGAGAAAGCCATCATCATAAATCAGCTTATAATCCGCAACATTGATAGAACAATGAAGGATATTAGCACCTGGCGCATTAGCCACCGAGCTGCTGAAAGTGTAACCTATCCTATCAGGCAAAGGCTATACGATTTATACGATGATGTAACCTTGGATGGCCACCTAACAGGCATCATTCAAAAACGTTTTTCTGCGGTGTTAAACCACAAACTTATTTTTAAAAATAAGGCAAAAGAACAGGTAGACATTTTTGATGACTTAATCATGTCAGAACGCTTCCAGTCCATGCGGGAAGAGATTTTAAAAACCATGCTATGGGGTATAACTGGCTTTGAATTTATAGTAGGTAAAACATTCGACTGGGCAGAAATTCCTCGCAAACATATTAAGCCCGAATTTAAAGTTATTGGTGTTGAACAATCAGACATAACAGGTTTTAATTATGTAGATATGCCGATGATTTGGGTACTCGGTAAAACCTTCGATTTAGGGATACTGTTAAAGTGCTCTCCCTATGCAATTTGGAAACGTGGCGGCTTGGCAGACTATGCGCAATTCGTAGAAATTTTTGGCCAGCCTGTACGTATATATGAGTACGATGCATTCGATAATAAAACAAAACAAGAGGTGCAAAAAGTAGCCGACGAAGCAGGCGGCGCAATGAGCATTTTAATACCCAAACAAGCAGGTTTTAGAATGGAAGACGGCAAAACCGCCAATGCCAATGGCGACTTGCAAACCAAGTTTGTAAAAACGCTGAACGATGAAATGAGCGTTATTATACTGGGCAATACAGATACCACAACCGCTAGCAAAGGCAGTGGTTTTGCACAAAGCAAAACACACAGCGAGCAGCAGTTAGAAATAACTAAAGCAGATATGAAGTACGAGCTGCAATATTTAAACAGCCCCAAATTTTTATCCATCCTAAAAACTTACGGTTTTCCAACCCAAGGCAGCTTTGAATATGTACAAGTTGCAAACATAGCCATACTGGTAGAGCGTATTGCAATCGACGAAGTATTAGCCACCATAGTACCCATTGATGATGATTTTTTCTACGATACTTACCAGATACCAAAACCAAAAAATTACGATGCCATGAAGGCTGTAATGGTAGCCGATAAATTAGCAGCAACAACAAAACCACAACCGCCAAAAGCCGCACAGGTAATACCAAAGCCCGGCACAAAGCCAAAGCCCGGCGATGAGCAAAACGATTTAAGCGCACCCTATGAGGAAGATACCGAATTAGGCATGTGGAACAAGATACGCACGAGGCTAGCCGATTTTTTCGACCCAGCCCCGTAGCTATTGCGGGGCTTACAGAAAGGTTAAATAGAATATATAGTAGCTCTTGTACAGTATGTGGCGGGCGTTTAAATAATTTAAGTTCCCTGCATTTTCCACCCTTACAAAGTGGCGACCCTTTGGATAAATTACTCAATGATATTGCCAAACAATTGTTTGATGAAAAAATAAGCAAGGGCTTTATAAATAACGACCTCTACAATAAAACAGCAGATATGCTCATTAAAGCCGTACACGAAGGTATGGGCGGCACCCGCTTTGCTTATGATGATGAGCGCAATATTTTAAAGGCATATTTAGAACGGAATATTTATAAATTCTCCGCTGCAAAAACACTGGCAGAAATGGAGGAGTTTAAAAAATTAATGCTTAACCCGGATGGAACCATTACAGATTTTGTAACCTTCCGTAACAAAGTAACAGCAGCGGGTTTTACATTTAATCAAACCTATTTAAAAACCGAGTATGATACCGCCTATCAATCCGCATTAATGGCTTGTAAATGGGATACCCTGTCTGCTACCTGCGATTATCTGGAGTATTCTACCGCAAAAGATAACAGGGTAAGGCCGCAACATGCAGTGCTAGACGGTTTAACCTTACCGGTAAACTCTCCAGTATGGAATAACATATGGCCGCCTATAGATTGGAATTGCCGTTGCACAATCGTACCCGGCACTAAACACAATGCAACCCTTACCGATGGCGAAGCTAGTAAATTAGGCAAATTCATCAAACCCTATTTTAAAAATAACAGTGGTAAAACAAAAACAATTTATAAAGATGATCATCCTTATTTTATTGATGCAAACCTAAAAGAAAACAGCCTTAAGGCTGTTAAAAACTATGGTCTTAAATCCATCGAACAAATATTGGCAGATACGACCAAACTGCCTGAAATAGAAGAATTAAAAAGCATAGACGAATATCAAAAATGGTGGCTTAATAAATTCGGTACAGAGCCTGCAATTATAACAGATATAATGAATAATAACATATTATTTGATACCCGGTTTAAAAATCATTTGTTAGAAAAAGTAGCAGATAAAAGGCATGTGTACGCCAGTAATTTTATCAATACCATACAACAACCGAGTGAAGTTTGGAGCGGTTTAAAAAATGGAAAGCTTACAAATTTTTATATTAAGTATTTTAAAACCGATGCTTTCGTAGCAGTAATTAACGACCAGGAGAGTAATTTAAAAGGCTTATCATTTTACAAATTAACACCTGTTAGGCTTAACGAATTAAGGCAGGGGATATTG